TGTTAAACACACCACCTGTTAAATCACCTATTGCCATGTTTTATTCTCCTAATTGAAATTAAGTTTGTTTATTAATAACCCTGTTGTAAGGATCTCATACGTTGTGCGTCTAGTGCTTGGTCTTCACGGCTACCTTCTCCGTACTTTCTAACCACTTCTAGTTTCTGTGCAACGTAGTCGGCCTTACTAATAGGTTTAAAATTAGATGTGCTTGGTGCATCACCCATTATTAAATCTGCTTGTTTTGTAAAGCCAGAGGATTTGCTGTATGTATCGAATATCTTATCAATAACCATATCAGCACCTAGACCACCTTTAGACAATAGTTTCTCCATTGCTTTGCGGTCTGCTTGATCGAAAGGCGATTCATTTGAGTTTACCCACTGTTGTAGTTCACCCCAAGTTTTATCTGCACTTTCACCACCAAATTTAGATTGAGCATAGTCTTTAATTCTATTGCTCTCTTTAAGTCCTGCGTCTTTCTTAGATTGGACTTCTTGTTTCATTTGATTAGTAACTAAGTTAGCTACTTCTGGCCCTAAAGCCTCAATCAATTTAGCTTGATTAGCTAATGATACTTCACCATCACGTGCTAGTTCTCTTACGATCTCTGCACCACCTTCTACACCTTTACTATTTAGTAATTGGTTTACTTGCTTGATAGTATTAGAGCTACTCTCTACTACTTCTGCTTGTACCAATGTAGCTGGTTCTTGTGATTGTTGTTCTTGTTGTGCTTGAGCTTGCTGTGCCTGTTGACTAGCTGCACTCTGAGCATTAACAGATGATTGTGACATTTCTGGTACGTTTGCTGGTGTACCATCATCATTCATCTGTATTGGATTTTCTCTGCTACCTGCTGGTGCTTGATTAGCTGGTGCTTCGTTTGTTACCACATCTGTCATCTAGTGTTCTCCTCTAATCAGATCTGTGTAGTTTGTTGTTGTCCTGCTTGTTGGGCTTGAGCTATTGCAGCCTCTTGTTGAGCCTGTGCTTGTCTAGCTTGTTCACGTTCTTTCTCAACTTCCTTCTCTGTCTTCAAGAACTTATCAACTTCTACACCTCTACCTGCTGCTAATACCTGTACTAATTGATCTTGCTTTAAGTATGGTACTACGGCTTCTGGTAAGTTCTGTAGTATTGTTAAATCATTAAAGAACATCATTATATTATCATGTTCACTTGTTCTTGATAGAGCTTCTAATCCAGTTAGAACTATAACGTCTAGTCCTGCTAGTTCACCCTTTAGGTTTGACATCAAATGTTTAGCTTTAGGCTTCTGCCATTCTTCTGCTAGTCTGGAATATACACCACCTAGAGATCCTTCTAATTCATTTGCTTGTCTAACTATTTCTTCTTTAGTTACTCGTTCTGCATCCCTTGTTACACCTGATTGCATTAAGAAAGCCATAGAGATTGATTTCTCTATCTTATCTCTTTGTACTGCAATAAACTGTAGGTCTGACATTTTATCTAATTGATGTATATGTAAATCACCCTCAACACCGTATACGTATTCACCCGGTGAGGAGTTATTTAATGTGTCTACATCTGTATGTCCCATAGGGTTTACGAGTATTTTTATATCTGCTGCTATTGAAGCCATGTTCAATAATGCTTCATCATAAGCTGATAGCTGATGAAAAGCTCCTGCATATTCTTCTACTAGGCCAATACCATAATCATGTCCTCTTACTAGATTCCATGTTAAGCATAACCAAGGACAATTAGCTTCTGTATACTCACCACCTTGTCTTTCTACTTTGCAGTAGTCTTCCATTTCTTGGTGTGCGTATATCTTCTTACCATCACGCTTAATACAAGTAAATAGATCTACTGATGCATCTGGCTCTGTTAAGCCTTGATCATATGCTATTTGCTTTAAGTCGTCTGGTAATGTATCAACTAAATGTGTATCTCTTGTAATTATACAATTCCACTTACCTGACCTGTCACGTTTAACTACCCAATCTTTTAGATTGAATACCTGTGCTGGTTTACCCGGTGGGTTGTATGTTAGGCTGTTACCTAATACTATTAGATGTTTTAGCATTGTTAATGATGCTGTTCTATAAGCTTCATCTGCCATAACCTTAATAGCTTCTTTTTCTGCTTTAGATGTTAATTGTGCTACTTCTCCTTCTGAGAAGCCTGCTTCTTTTAATTGTTCTACTTGTTCATCTGTCAAGTCTATTCTAAAGAATGGTCTGTACTGAGGAAACATATTCTCTACGATTTTGTTAGACAAATTATTAGTAGCCTGTGCGCCTACTGATTGATAGTCTTGTTGAAATTCTGTAGAGCTACCTGTCTCATCCATTGGATATAGATAAGGTAACGTGTATCCTGCGTAATCCTCCCACTTCTGATGTAGGTCTGACCTATCATTGATATAGCCCTCGAACATACTTTTAAGTTTATATTCTTGGTACTGAATCATAATATTAACCCTGTATCTAATTCATCATCATCTTCATAATCGTCTGTTTCAGGAGTATTGAGTTCGACTAATGCTTTGTCTTTTACTCCGATACCTTCTTCCATTCCAAGACGTGCCATGATTTCTTTAGTTTCCAGTGCTTCTAATTCTTCTGGTTCAGCTTCTAGTCTTGCTTGAGTTGCAAACCTTTTCAGTTCTGCTTCTGAATAACTCTTTTGTTTGCCACCAAATAAACCACTTAGAAGTCCCATAAGCTTTCTCCTATCTCTTTGGCCCTTCTACCTTGTACTTCTCTATAAAGCGTACTACGTCTAATTGGCCTTGTTTTCTTGCTACTTGTTCTAATGTTATACCATCTTGATACTCGATAGGCTTACCAAAGAACTTCTTAATATATTCAATATCACCTTTAATTAATCCACTAGGATCTTTAATGGTAATAATCTTTTCTACTTCTACTGTTTTAGGTAATACATAGTAGTAGATACTTGCTATTAATTTAGATAATAACAATGATAATTCTTGCATGTATATCTCCTTTAAAAAGTGTGGGGTATTTCACCCCACTAGAGAACACTATGGAAGACTAAAGTTTGTACAGTAGCCTTCATAATGCGTTCATTAACTTAACCAAAGAAGAACTCTGAGCTAAGTACTTGTTTTACATCAAGATTTCCCATTTCAGGCTTATCATCAAGTTTTACGTTTTCTTGTTGATCTGCCCACTCTTGTAAGTGATCTCTATTGTCGTATAATGTGACAAACTGCTCACGTATGGTTCTGAATAATACTTCCGTATCTGCTGCATGTGTACCATAATCATCATGTATCATAGCTAGGTCTAGTTCAGGTAACGCATTAGTTGTCATTACCATATGTGTACTATCCATACTATGAACAAAGTTAGGTGCTACTCCGTTAGACTGTCTGCTAGTGTGGATGTTTGTAGCACCACCTTTTACTTTTAGCTGTAGTCTACCACTTATCTGAGTTTCTATTCTAACTTCTTCATGTTTCATATAAGTCTGCATTACTGGAAAACCTATTGGAGTTACCCATGATACAACCTTACCACTACGTACTACCTTCCTAGCTGATGATGTAAGCCATTTCATACCTTCACTAGCTGCTACAACTACTTCACCTATTGAAGCCCATAAATGTGGTGTAAGATACTTAGCGTATTCCCATGCACCCTGTTCATCACAATTAAACTTAACTATATTGTCATGTACGTATTCATTTATGTACTGTCTAGCTGATTGCTGCGTAGAACCGTATGGAAGGGTCATTACTGGCCTTTTAGCAGTCTTCCTATTGATACCTACCTCTAACCATTTCTTAGCCTTTAAAGGGGCTTCTGAGGCCATTGCTGTGACTCTCTTAGTACATACACTAGCCACTTCACCATATATGTCCTCTGGTTTATCAGATGGTAATAGGTTAGTTGCTTTAGCTCCTATAGGATCACGTAGCATTGCTGAGTAATGCTGTAAGCCGTTACAGCTACCATCTAGGCCAATAGGTAAATGACCAATAGCTTCTGGATTGTTACCATAGTCTGCATCACGCCACTCAATACATGCTGCTATGAATTGGAATGGTTTATCTGCTTCTACGGCAAATGAGTATCCTGCACCTAATGGATCATTAGCTACTGCTTCTATTTCCTGTTGGTGATCTTCTACCCATGCTACCCTATCTTCATAACTTACTTTATCATATCCATACTTATTGGCTATGTTTACACCTAACCAAAATAAGCCTGACTCACCCATCGGTTTACCTTTAGTAAACTTTAATAGTGATTTAACTGGATCTGGCCCTTGTGGACTTAGTGCTGTAGTGGCACAATATATCCTACCTCTAAAGTCACAATTATATACAAAGTATAATTCATCCATTCTTCTAGCTATATTCATAGCTTGGGCTAACATGATCATCTTACCTTTTCTTATTCTGTCTTTGGTAAGTAATCGTTTCTTTTCTATCTTCCAGTTTTGTAATATGTTTAACTGTTGTTCAGTCATATCACTATGATGTAAGTCTTCTGGTAATGGACAGTCTGGTATTATCAATGGTTCATACTGAGGTATTTCACTACTGAATAAACCCTTCTTAGAAGCCTCTGTAACGATCTCTAGTAGCTCTTTATTAATAGACCATGAAGTCTTCTGGTATTTATTAATAGCGTCTACATGAGCTTGTGGGTTGCCTCTAGCCCTTATAAAGTCTTTATGCTCTTGGTCATAGGCTTTTATAAAGGGTAATGTTGCTCTTAACCTTGGTGTATGATAGCCACCTACATAATCACCACACTCATCTTTCTCCCAATCTACAGGAGGTATCAGTGTCGGTAATCTTCTAGGATTACCTATACCTAAGTTATACTCGTTCTCTGCTAACCAATCATCAAAGTAAGGTGTAGTATCAATATATGATATAGTCTTATGTCCATTCCTGTATTTGTTTACAAAGAATAGTTCTGACATATGTTTCATTATGATAGCTATTACTTTAGCACCTATCTTTATTTGTGTGGTCTGTCCCCACTCTGTCCAGCCTAATTCTGACTTCTCCTTAAAGGTTTTGTTTAGTGTCTTACTAGCGTGTCTATAACTGGAAACCATTTGTTCCTCTAGTGATTTCATCACCCTGTTATAGTAAGCAGGTAATTCTCTTTCGAATTGGTGATACTTAGCGTCATTCTCTAGTATCATGCCAATAGTCCTACTTACATTTGCTATGTCTGATCTAGGCTTCTTGCCTCTAAACTTACCTATTAGGTCTAGTATTGTACCTATACCAATGTAAGCCAGTATTTTATAATCTTCATACTGCTCACTAGGTTCTTTTTCTGTTGGTTCGGTAAAACGAGTAGCAGCACGTTTTAGTGCTTTGTTGTATACAGCACCTCTACCTGCTCCTTTACGGTTAGCTAATTGTTCAAGGTCGTATGCAACATCTAAGACGTTTTGTTTTATAACTGATATACCAGTTACAGTTTCACTATTCTTACCATCGAGTCTAAGTTCATCCTGTTTTAACCAGAAGTTTTCTGAACCCTCCTCAAGACATTGAGATTCCCAATGCCAATTATCTTTAAATGTTGCCATGACTTAACCTTTTATATTAAACAAGGTGCTTGTGAATTAATAGCTGCTGCTACTAATACTATAAATACAACAAGTAATGTTATTTTATAACCATCGTTAGTCATATCATTTCTCCCATAAGTTGTTTTCTGGTACGTACTCCAATTCATCACCTAGAGTTTCATAAGCTGTTTTATGACCTAATAGTAACTTTACTTTGTTACGCATAGGTATCTTTTCTTGTAATAGCTTATAACGTTCTTTGTAAATGATTGGACTCTTACCACTAACATAGTTTCCTAATGGTACATAATCAAATGCTGAGAATGTAACCATATGAATCCATCCTTGTTGCTTCATGTTTGGATTAGCACAAGGAGTAGTGATAAAAGCTTTTAGTACATCATCGTTTATTTGAGGTATTGTAATGTACCCAATGTAGCACCCTAATGCTGCATTAGTGAAGTTATGTGCTATTTGGGTAACATTAAACACTTCAAGTCCATCTACTGTCATTTTAACAGCATCACGGTGTACTACTATATGTACTACTATACCGGGCTGTTTTATATGTGCAATGTATCTAGTCACTGTATTCATCCTCAATAATGAATTGTAGATACTGAATAGCTTTCTCTAGGTCTTGCTTACCATTCTTACGCTTATGACGTAATAGGTATTTAAGTACATTACCTTCGTTAAAGCTAAGGTTATTTTCCTTAATAATTACTCTAGGTTCAATACCTAGTGTACTATAGTGATCACCACCTACTTGTGGTTCTTTCATTAGGCGTATAGCTGTGTCTGGATTTATTTCCATATCATTTAGGTAGTCTTTATACCAACTCATTATAAAGCTCCTGTATTAATTAATGGAGTAATATAACCTAGATCGGCTTTCTTACTATTTACATTGTATCTATCTCTGTAGAACAATCCTAACCGTTCATTAGTATAGACTAAGTATTCTAAGCCAGTACTACGGTTAGTATATAGATCTTTAGTTTTAACAAGTGGTGAACCATCTACTTTACAGAACATACCATCACCTGATAGATCAATACACTTTTCTGGATTGTATTGAGTAGTACGCATAAATACTTGATATAACGTATTGTAAATATCACCATAGTTATACTCTAGCATTTCATTGAATGCATCTACATCACCGTTCTGGCATCTAATCCATAGATCCATACCACTATGCTTAACTTTTTCAGTACCTATTAAGGTCTGTGATAAGTAGTCAAGCTTCTTACTGTTCATACGGAACTTATGTAAGCTACGGAATGTACAGTATGTAAAGAACTTGCTTGGTAATCTCCAACCTTTCTGTAGGAATCTACCCATAATCCATCCTGCATCGAATGAAGCATTATGGGCTACAATGATACTAGACTTATCTAATATATGCCATAGCTTCTTTAATACATAAGTATCATCTAATGGATCTTTTTTAAATGCTGTTTTTCTTTCATGGTTACCATATCCCCACATTGCAGCGTCTTCATAGTGATATAAGTCGTACCATGATCCACCAGCTACAGTTAATAGCTTAGTTTGTGATCCTTCCTTTAGCTGATCAATATTGATAGCTTGTTTTCCTGTACGGAATGTGTAAGCTTCTACTAAGGAAGTTTCAATATCTAAAAAGGTAGTCTTTTTCATAATATCTAAGACTTCTTTTCTAGCTACGTTTGGTTTAAATTCTGGCATTGCTAATGTTTTATCATGCATATCAATTAGTCCTAAATATGAAGTAATCTTCTGACTCTAATGTAACATGGTCATAAGTTGCAAATGTTGGAGCATATCCTTCATTTGCATGTACTTGAAGTGCTACTTTTTTCCAGTCAAAACTATCTTGTAGTATAATAGGTAGGTTTTTTATTTTCGAGTAATAACAGTCTTCATATAATTCTTTTACTGTTTCTTCAAATACTTCTTCAATATAGTTACGGTGTATTACTCTGAACTCTAATCCGCCGATTTCCCAATAGTTATCTGATGTAACATTACTGTCAACACCAAACTTATTTCTTGCAGAATCTAAAAGTTCTGCGTATGTAATGTTGTAATGGTAGTAGGTTAAAATAGCTTCTACTATACCTCTATACTCTTTATATGTATGTCTCATTATTTCTTCCTCTTAATAAAATCCTAGCCGCTTGTTTACCTACGCATGTATGAGTACACTGAGATACGGTTTCACCTAGTTTTCTGGCTAACCTATAGTTGATCGGGGCGTTGTCCCATATCCATCCGTTTCCTCTCATTTTAAATTCAGAAAACTTTTCACCTAAATCATTAAAACTGTAACATTCAGAGCTTTTTAATCTTTCAGTCTTTATTACTCTGGTTACCCAATCTTTAGTTTCTTGTGTTACAAATTGTGCATAGTAGTCTTCAAATAGTTCAGACGAGTTACTCATGTATTCTTTACGTGTGATCATTATTTCTTCCTCTTTAGCATGGCTGCTGCTGTTGCTGCTGCTCGTTTACGCCTAGCTGCTGCGTTTTTCGCTACTCGTTTATCCTCGTCAGTCTTATGATCTGGATGGATATACGGTGTTTGTGGCTCACTGTGTTTAATCCAATAGTCTACTAACTTTTGTAACCATTCGGCTTCTGTACCATCACGCTTACATCTTCTAGCTCTGTTGAATATCTCACCTTCACGACCGTTACAATTGTTACATAGTACTTCTCTAACGTGACCATGATTATGACAGTGATCTAGTGTTCTGGTGTATTTAGCTTTAACTTTACCGTTCTTTACGGTACGTTCATTAAAGCTAACACCACACAATGCACACCTATCACCCTGCTTAGCTGATAAAGCTTTACGGATAGGTGCTACTTGTGCTTTAGTTAGCTTCTTTGTCATTTCTTAGCTGCCTTAACTAGATCTTCAAATCCTAGTGCTTTGATAACATCTAATTGCTTTTCGTACTGAGTAATCTTATAACGGATTGCTAGGTACTTTCTAAACTTCTTTAGTCTAGTTTTAGTTGCACCTTCAATAGTTACTATATCTACTGTTTGAGTTTCATCTTCTTGTGCATCATTAATTGGTACTAAGTATCTCATTTAACCTTATCCTTAACATTATCAAATATAATGTTGTATATTAGTTTAATCTTGAACATTGCGTAGACAGTAATTAAAGCTTCTGAAAGCAATATATCAATCAATGAGTCGTCTGTTACTACCAACATAAATACTGTTGTACAAATAATACATAACACTGTGTAGATTGTAGATCTATATATTGCTTCTTTAAACTTCATGTTATCCACCACTTCTTTTAATTATTTTATCTAGTGCATCACGTAGCTCTATAATACCTGTAATAGTTAATGCTACATCTGATGATTCACCAAAGTCGTCGTCTTCTAACTCGACTGTTAAGAATAGTACTGAGTCTTTGTGATTTAATACTGATCTATTTAGTACTATATTATCTTTTGGATTCCATGCACATTGTATCCTAGTCATCTTACCATCTCCTCTAAACATAGTTCTTTATGTTCTAATATTGTAAAGACTATATATACGTTTAATTCATCACGTATACGTTTGCTTTCTCGGAAGTCTATTTCTATAGTATGCTCTTTACCATCAACATCCTTTATGGTTACAGTCTTATTAATCATTGCTTATTACCTCTTTAAAGAATGTTAATACGTCTTCACCTACAGTTCTACGCATCCACAATAGACGTGCTTCTGTTAATAAATGGTGACCTACTGTTGCTTTAGCCTCTGTACCATCCCATTTAGTATACGGATTTACACCTTCCCCGTAATGAGACCTGTAAGCTTCCTTTACCTTCTTAAATGCTTCTAAGTCTGTTTTACAGTCAGCCAAGTATTCTGCTACGGCTACTGGGCCACATTTCTTAGGTTTCTGTGCTGCTGCTAATCTATCGTACCTATCCAAAGGTACTACCTTATCTTCTGGCCAATCACTAGCACTTGCTTTTTCTAAAGCTCTTAGCATAGGCTTAGTTGGGAAGTGTCTATTAGTAACGTCTTTACCAAACGTAGGTAAACCTTGAATGTTATCTGCTGTATCACCCATTAGTAGCTGATGCCAAAAGAATGATGTACCTTTACCAATTACTTTCTTAGTAGAATAGTTCTCTGTATCTAAGTAGGTCTCACCATATCCCCAAGGGTATTCAGTTATGTCATAAGTCTTAGGATGCATGTGTAGTCCACCTATCATCCATAGATCTTTATCTACTGATAGTAATACGAAGTTACCTGTGTCCTTATCTGCATACATACGCTGAGCGCATCCATCATCTGCTTCTTGATCTTTGTGTATGATAGCTATAACAATGTCACTTTCTATCTTACTCATCATTAGGCGTAGCTCTTTAACTCTTGCTTGGAGTAAAGGATCTCTATTCTTACGATTGCCTTGATATTCCTTATGTTGTGCAATCTCGTATCTACCACCTTTGTTACCCATTGTTAAATGGAGTTCTACTTTCTCTGCTCCTGCTAGTAGTCGTAATGTTTCTACTTGTATTTCTAAGTTCTCGAAGCATTTGTTTACACTGGTATCTAGGTCTGCATTATCATAAGCAAAAGAATCTGCATCCGCTATAAGTACTCTATTGGGTATTATAGGCGGTAATTCTTTGTCTTTGATAAATACACCATCTATACCATTAGCTTCTTGTGCTATGTTTAATAGATCCATACTTATCCTTATAGCCTCGGTTGGTTAGTCTTCTTCTAGTTCTTGTACAATAATAGTATTGTTTGCTAGTACTGCATACTGTTGGCCTGAACCATCAATTCCTAATTCAACTATCTTTAAGCCTTCTACTTCTTCCTTGTATCCTTCAAGTAAAGCTCTAGCCTTTACTAATGATCTATCTTTATCTTTTGCTTCTACGGTTTTAATGAATGCTTCATGTTGGAAGTCTTTTAAAGTCCAATCTTGTTTGTCGTTTAAATAGTCTAGTGTATAACGATTTTCTTTTTGTTCAACCATAATATCCTCTCTATGGGGCATATAGCCCCAATTGTTAAATACCTAATCCTGCTAGTGGGTCGTCATCTGCCGTAGGTTCTTCTACTTTAGGCTCTGGCTTAGGTTCAGGTTTAGCTTCTGGTTCATTACCAATAGCTTCTACTGCGCTTTCTAAGGCTGCTGTAGCACCACTAATTACTTCACCTTCTGCTGTTTCAGCAAAGCCAATAGACTTCTTAATAGAGTCTTGAATCCAGTTTTTACCATCAATGAATAATGAATCCCACATAGCATTGATCTTTTCTGGTGTACTATTAGCATCACCAAAGATAAATAATCTAGGCTCATTACTAAGCTCTGGTACTGGGATCTCGTTAAACTCACCCGGTACTGGTAATCCTGTAGTAGGATCTGTCTTAGGTACTCTAGGCGCTCCAATAGTGTATGCTCCATCTTTACTGATGTTTACATATACTTTGTCACCTGTCTTAGCTTTATTATGGTGAATAGCACCAAAGAAAGGCTTACCTAAGAATTGAGCTAATGTAGGTTTCTTACCAGCGTATTCACCATTATAGTTCAATGCTTTATATAGCTTCATGTAACCTGATAAGTCACTAGATGATTTGTTCAGTCTGACTTGTACTTTAGGTACAATTCTGTACTTACCGCCATCTTTCTTCTCACCTTCTACAATGTGATCAGGATGACTAAGTTCAAACTCAATTAGTACTTTGGTTACTACTTTCTTGTTACCTTGCCACTCGGTTTCTTCCTTACCAAGTTCAATGTAACTACACATACGGAATAATGCAGCACCTTCTCGTGGTACTGGGAAAGCCTTACTTGACTTACCTGATTGCTGCTCCATACCTGCTGCTTGTTGTGCGATGTCTAATACGCTCATAGTGTTCTCTCTTTTTTAAACTTTAGCTGGGAATGAAAGTTCTGGTGTAGAATCTTCTCCATCGAATACCTGTACACCTCTATTAGTAAGTACTACTACTTTTACTCTTTCGTGGTCCTTGTTAAAGTATGT